TCAATAAAGTTAGCAACCAAAGGCTTTGGGTAGTCTTCGGAAAACATCGAAGGATAGACCTTAGATAGATCTCCTTGACGCACCGAAAGAACATCACGCATACGCTGATCGCGTGCAGCGAATTTGGTCTGCAGTCGACCTAACTTATCGTTTACTTCTTTTGGTGTTAACAATTGTTTTCCTTATCCCTTGTATACGTCTGCGCCGTATTTCTTCTTAAGAATCTTAAGCATCGCTGCATCTTGTGGAGTCATCTTTGTCTTTGCAGGCGTTGGCTTAGGTGTTGCCTTTACTGTTGGCTTCTTTGCTACTGGCATTATTTCTTGCCTGCTTTCTTTGTAGTTGCCTTAGTAACTGCCTTCTTTGTTGTTGGCTTTGGTGCTGCCTTCTTTGCTTTTGGAGAGTTACCAACGGCAATGGCTGCACGCTTTTCCGCAGCTTTCTTTGCCTCTCTCTTTAAGATAGCCTCACCACGAGCAAGAGTTTTATTGCGATCTTGAGTCATACGTGGAATAAGTGTTTTCAATGCTTTTTCTTCTTCGCCCACAGTAAGATTTACTTTTCCTGTTTTAGCATTGCGAGAAACTGTTTGACCTGCTCCAATTAAAACTTCGTTACGGCTTGCGTTGAATCGCGCCTTTTGTACCTTATCACTTAATGATTTTGCCATTGTGTCTCCTTAGATGAACTGTTTGTTTTGATCGGCGAGTAGTTGATCTATATTGACAACAACGCGCTTTCGTTTCTCAGCCGATGTAAGAAACGGATTCTTTAGATGATGTGAGTTGTACTGCCCATAGTTGAGCATCTCACGTGCTCGGATCTCGCAGAACCAGAGAGCCATTACTAAGTCAGTCTTGCCCTTAGTAGTAGGAGTCCAGGTAATCAACTGCTCGATTAACGCCTTGACATTTTCCGTCTGATCTGATGGAAGATGGATAAGATTGTCGCGGTGGTGTTTACCGTCGTGTTGCTTGGTGCCGAACAAAGTTGACATTGACGCAACACCAAAGCCTGCGTCCCACTTGTTGTTGCCTGTATGGTGTTCCCGCAGTAGCACTCCGCGTGATGCCAAGTGCTGACGGATTCCCTCATCTTGCGTAAGGAAAGACTGGAACGCATTACGTTCAACAATCCACTCAGACGGGCCGTATAGGGAAGTCCAATTAAATATAAGGTCACGGATATCCGCAGGGCTCGGTCTAGTAATCTTAATAGCATCTACGATGTACCTCTTGTTAGAGTTGCGGTCAACTGCGTAACAGATAGCTGCGGTATCACCAATCATCGCAGGATCTAGCCCGCAGATAATAGAGTAACCACCAAGGTCACGTGGGTGACCAGGGTTACCTGCAACTAAGGGACCAGCTTTACGCATACCGTCAATAGAACCACGAACGCACACGGGATCGAAAGCTGAGTTTTCAGATACATCTTGCTGTTGATAAACTAGCGCCCAGGTAGATGTGTCCATCGCTTGGCGTTCGTTGTAAAGGTTACGACCAGACCAGCGTGGGTATAGGCCGTTCTCATCTTTATCTGATTCTTCTTGTCCATCAAATGGAGCATCTGACTTAGGCCACAGAGTTACCCACTTGTCAGGGTCTTCATCTGCCTCAAGGAGAGCTGGCATAGCCAGATAGGTCCACGGAACGAGACCGCCCGGATAACGGTCTTCGCTCCTTAGCTCGCGGTACAAGTCTACAGATGCAACGCGAGTTCCAATAATAATAAGTTTACCTGTTGGGTTAAGACGAGAACGTACGTCCTGGGTTAACCACTTGATCTGACGCTCGAAGTCATTGGCGTTAGATAGGGTGACCGCGTCATCTACAATAATCATATCTGCACGCTTACCGTAGATCTGACCACCGATACCTACGGCTTCGATGTTTGGATCTTTTTCGCTGGATTCTCTCAGCTCATCACCGAAGGTGACGCGGGTTGCTTGCCAGGAAGCGGTCTTAGAGTTAAACCCTACGCCAGCAGCGTAAGCCTGCTGTAGTGCCTCATAGTTTGGATGTGTCAGTCTTTGCTTGATGGCGTAGAGAAAGTCAGCTGCTAGTCGCTGGGTCTGGGAGACAATCAGGACTCGGAAGTTCGGATTGCGTGCTACCTGCCAGGTGACGTAGTCAACGGTAATAGTCATTGACTTGGCGTGGTTGGGCGGAATGTTAACAAGGATACGGTTATTAGCCAGACCCTTTTCATACTTCATAGAGGGGTGAAGCCAACCTGGTTCTCTACCCTCGATCACATCTACAATGTTCTTCTGGTGGTCAAAGGTCCTAGAGTGTAGGAACCGTGATCGGAACTCAGTAAAGTCAATATCGTGGACATCACCTGATGCAAAGGACTTGTCCTTAAGACCCAGGCGGGTTCGGTCTACCTTGTCTGCAAAGACCTTGTCTGTGCGACGGTAGTACTCGTAAGTCTTAATGGACTTACCAGCAGAGGCCGTGGCCTGCTCAATGGTCATACCTTCTGCTACAGCGTTGAGGATAATACGCTTGGCGATATCGGCCGAGTTCTCTGCCACGTATGCTCCCTTAAAAAATTTTTTTGAAATGGGCCGGAATCAGATTTACACCTGGTTCGGAAATGTCATCTAACACCTGGTTAGATAGTCCTATCCCCACTAAAAGCGCCGCTAGCATCGGGCTTAACGCCCGAGCGAGCCACAGCGAAGTGAGGGGTAAGTTAGTGCTCGGCCTAGGGGCCTCGCTAGAGGCCAACCGAGGTCGCAAAGCCAGTGCTCCCCGCTTTGCTCCCTTACTATATATAAGGCAGGAAATTTAACGCATTTCCCGTTTTTATAATGTGACGTTAGTCACATACAGTAAAACCGCTGGTCAGAGCCACAATTGGGATCTCACTTTAGTCGAAATATTTGTTTGGGGAGTATACACACACCCCCGCTCGGATTCAACAACCCGGGGTAGGTTTTCCACAGGGCAGACGGTTATCCACAGGGCAGGGCTAGGCTGTGGATAAAGCTGTGGATAAGTTCCTGAAAGAAAACTGTGGGCAGACTACCGCCTCGGCTATACCCCATAGAATAACTCTCACTATTTAATAACCGAACAACAGCGCAACAGGTGACCCAATGACCTACCAATCCTCCCGCCGTCCTCATCTGTTGTAAGTTACTAAACCTCGCGGCCTAGTGACTTAGCCCGTCGCCCCTGTTCTCTTGCGTTGCTGTTTCGGTAGGTATTAGATCCAAAACCTAGGCAATTAGACCCCGAAAGCGTTACCAAATCGTGACCCAAATTGATGTCGTTTTGGTGTTGCAGAATGGGGGAGGCTGTGCCATACTTTTACCAATGGCTCACACGGAGCTGATTATGAAAGGGTTACAAAATGAATTGCACAGATTGCGGAATGAAAATAGACCAATGGTGTGTCTTTCCTGAAGGACGCTGCATTAACTGTCACGCCATTGAATTCGATTCTAAGCCAATGCCTACAGCGCAAGAGATTCGCCAGATGTGGGGGATTAAGTAAATGGAACACACTGTAAAACTAGGCGAATTCGACGACGTCGAAAGCCTTAACACGTGGGGAATCAAGGACATAATGGCAAGAATCATAGAGACCGCGCCAGAAGGCGCAAAAGTCTCGTGGACATTTCCCGGCTATGTTTCAATCAATCTAACCAATGGAATTGAAATCGCTTTTGGTGAATCATTAGAGAGTGAGACCGGCTACTCTTGGAATGATTTCGACGGCGAAGGCTACAATCACAATGCAAATTCTTTTGATGACCTAAAGAATGTTGAACTAATCGTAAGCAAATTATGGGAACAGACCGCACACATAATCAACAAGGAGGCAGAATAAATGGAGACAATCAACAAGCAAGGTTTTTGGGATTTAATCGAAACCCCCGCCGATAACGTGTGCGAGGTAACTAATCTCATTCATTGGTCTATGAATTACGACGGGCGAAAGGGTACGCCTTACCATCTGTTCCTTGACCTTATCGGTTATTCCGACGAACATTTTGGGGAGAATCTATACAAGGGAAACCCTCGTAATGTCCTCGGATTTATGGAATTGGATTACTTAGGCGACGCGCTCAAGGAATACGCGAACAATCCGCAAGCGGTAGAGGATTGGATTGATTTACTTATGGAGGCGGAAACTATGGAAAGCGAGGCGAACAAATGAGAACACGCTACAGCCTAGAAATTGATTTCTACACAGACCGAGAACTTACCGACGAGGAAATGGGGGCGCTACAGTTGCAAGTGATTGCACAGATTGAGGAACCCGTTAACGAGGAAGGCGACGAGGTCGAATACACGACAGAATTCCACAGCCTTATTTTGGCAGAGGTGGAGGAGGCTAAATGATTACGAAG